CCCATCCTCTGGAGGTCAACCAAAATAAAACTGGCTGTCATCCATAAACCATTCTCATAAAGAAGGTTACTCAGTTCCATCGTGCTAATGATGGAAGCAACATCTCCTCGACTGTTAGGAAGCATACGACTCATTCGAACGGGTGTAACCCACTCTCCTGAATAATAGTCGCCACCGCAGCTCTCCCGGAACTTACCGTTCCAAAAGGACTTCTTGTGGTTAACCTTGAGCCCAAAGGCTTCAAGAGCTTCAATGACAGTTTGCACCATTCCTACGGGAACAATGATGTCGTCCCCGTAGACGCGGACCTTGCCTTGGAGAGCAAAAAGCTCTCTTCGGGATAAGTTCGCACCACTTGTTTGCCACCTAGAAAGGATAATTGCCAGAAAGACAATCTCTTCGAAAGGAAAGCAAAGGGCACTGCCCATAGACGCAAACTTCGTGAGGGGGACTACCCGTCCTCCCGGAAGTGTTACTCTTTCAGACCTGCAGGCCATAACAGCACCTAACAAGCTGGGCCAGGGAGAAAGAATCTCCTTGACGAGTACGTTGAGGACACGATCGCTAGCCTCTGAAAGATCGAGAGTAGCGAATTCACCAGTGAGGCTGCCAATTAAAGCAGATTCACGATTCTCCGATTGACTGGAGAAACCAACGAAAGGACCGGATAACCGATCACTCTCTAAAAGTGGTACAAGTTCATGCATTAGAGCCTGTTGCATATATTGCATATGCGTGGGCTCTTCTGCAATGAGACGAGGTGTCTTCTGCGTTTTAGGGACAAGAACGACCTTAGCAGGGAGTTCTTGTTCCGGACACTGAAGATGATACGGCCAAGAAGAGTGGTGCCTCCAGTTTGGAAGCACGTATTCCCCAAAAGGGAAATACTCCTCAAGTCGACTTGTCCATACGGACATGTCAAACTTCTGGTTGCCGACCTTGCGGTCGGCAGTAGCACCAGAGCCGTGAACTGGGTGTAGATCGAACTCATCGACCTTACGGTTGATTTGGTCGAACACATCTCCAAAAAGGATACCAGCTTGAAGAGCAACTTTTCGTATCTCATCGATACTAAGGCCCTTTTCAACATGGTACAGCTCCTCTTCACAAGTGATATATGCTTCTATTGATTTAGCCTTACGGCGATCTGTGCATTCAATTTCTATCTTTTTGAAAAAAGATGTCAACTGGCGCACACCCCGAATTGCAGGGATAGAAGGATAGTCTTTTAACGAACCATCATCCTGGAACACAAGACCAAGGAAACCCGACAAGAATGCCGGGAAACCACTACGTTTCTTAAAAGAGAGAAACGCTGTAGGGTCAAGTCTACCAAGCTCGAGACTCT